AACGAGAACAATTAGAGGAAAAGAAACGAGAACAATTAGAGGAAAAGAAGAGACTTACTGATGAAAAGAAACGAGAACAATTAGAGGAAAAGAAACGAGAACAATTAGAGGAAAAGAAACGAGAACAATTAGAGGAAAAGAAGAGACTTACTGATGAAAAGAAACGAGAACAATTAGAGGAAAAGAAACGAGAACAATTAGAGGAAAAGAAGAGACTTACTGATGAAAAGAAACGAGATAAAAAAATAATTAAAGAAACAGAAAGTAAAGATGAAACATTAACTAATATTTTATCTAGTTGGCAATCGGGTGGTAGGCGATTAAATTCGAAGCGTTTTTTGATTAAATCAATAAATATTGAATAAAATATATTTACTTAAGGATACTAGTATATTATACAAATATGAGTATTAAGATTACTGTAGCTTCAAAAACACAATTTAAAAATGGTAATACTGATAATAAATTACATTTAAAAATGAAGGGGAAAGATATAAATTTTATTATAGTGAATACATTACGCCGTGTATGTTTAGATTTAATACCAATTCATGCATTTGATCCGGATGATATACAGATAAAGCCGAATACTTCTGTTTATAATAATGATATTATTAGAAATAGATTATCAACATTTCCACTTTATGAAATAAATAACGACATTACTTTAATAGATGAGATAAACAATATTCAAAATAAAACAATAGAGGAGGATTCTTTAGATACATTACAAATATTTTTTTCAAAAAAGAACGATACAAACAATATTTTTTATTTAACAACAGCTGAATGTGAATTTTATATGGGTGATAAAAAAATAGAATCAATTTATAATTCTCCATTATTATTAGTACCTCTCAAACCTCAACAAGAGATACGTGGTAGTTGTAAAAGTTCCATAGGAATAGGATTACACAGTAGTATATATCATTCAGTTCAGATATGTTGTTATGAGGAAATAAACGACAATGAGTTTTTATTTAAACTAGAGTCAAGAGGTCAATTATCAGAAAAAGATATTTTGAAGAGGGCATGTTTAGTAGTAGAGAAGAAAATGTCAATATTATATAAGAGGTTTGAAGACCAAACAATAAATGGGAATAAATTAGAATTAACATTACAGAATGAGGATCATACATTTGGGAATTTGATAACTTATTTTTTACAAGAAAACAAGTATATTACACATGCTGGATATAAAGTAGATCATCCAGCGAATCGAGAAGTAGATATACAATTAGAATCGAATGGTTCAAAGAAAATGAAGACTATAATGTTAGAGACGTTTACAAACATATCTGATTTATTTAAAAAGATTAGAAGTTTAATAAAATAAATATTTGAGAAATAAATTTATTTTTCAAATATATAAATATTTATTGTTTAAAAGTATGTTGGCAATTAGTACAAGTAATAAAATGTGTCATAGGTTCGTCTGCTGATCTTGTTTGAAGTGATACAACAGTATGTTTTTTATTATTACAATTACTACATGTATATTCGGTAGTAATATTAGCATTCTGTAAATTTTTTCTAGCTTTTTCTCGTTTATCTAATAATTTTTTCCATTTAGCTGGATCTAATTCTTGTGGAGTAAGAAATGCAATTTCTTCTGGTATAATTTTTTTTTCTTTAATATTTTTTTTAAATACTTGTATATTGGCATTAATAATATTCAATATTTGTTCATATTTTTCATTATATGTATATTCACACATTTCACCATCATCATCAATATTATTATTTTTACAAAAATTAACAGAGTAATTATAGATACTATCTTCTATTTTTGTAGCTAATGATTTACTGACACTTTTACTTAACATTTGTACAACTTCTTTTCTTACAACGCTATTTTTTAATTCACTCATTTATATATATACTCATTTATATTTAAATAAATTTTATTCATTTTTTTTGTATCTTAATAAATTAACTTTTATAAACTTTTAAATAACCATTTTCACCAACAATTGACTTAGTAAATAGTTTATTATAATGGATTTGATACTCGTTTGTATTAATATCATTATCTTCTTTATTTAATAGAGAATTAATTAGATGTAACCAATCTTTAGTTTCGGGGTGATCGAAACTAAAGCGATACTGTCGATTTCCTTCAATATCAAAAATATATTTACCATTTGGTTCTCCGAAAATATATTCTTCAACTAGTGCAATAGTTGATATATTATATGATTTTTTCCATTCATCAATTTTAAAACTATATTCTGAAGCATGTATTTTTTCTCTAGTATTTAGAGGAGTACCATAGCCAAGTTGTTGATGTTTTTTATTCAAAATTTCCATATGATCTCTTTTTCCGGCGAAATATTTAAGATCTCTACTAAATCCTGTACAATATGAAGCATATGCACTGGGAAATACATATACTATATCCGTCTTATTTTGTTCAGGTATAGGACCTTGATACATAGCTCTAACTGGGTCTATATGAAATCTACTAACAACTCCTGCGAAATTTGGAATTTTTATTTTAAAGAGTTCTAAAGGTTTTACAAGTTTTTTATTATAAAGTTTACCTTTTAAATTAATACTAATTCCACATAAACAATTATCGATTTTAAATTCAAATAGTTTATCAACATGGGCTGTATATTTTGGTGGTTTTTCTTTATTATTAGTCATTTTAAAATAATTAATCCAATCAAGACTTGTCTTTTTAACTAATATAAACATATCTTCAATTGATGAAAATTTAAAAAATATATTATAATAAGGATCTTTAAATATATCTTTCTGAATATATTTTTCATTTTCTAATATTTGGTATCTTTTATAAAATTTGTATATTTTAGTTTTTATATCTATTTTTTCATTAATGATTTGTTGTAGTTGTTTTGATTCTATATTTTTTATATCAAAAATATAGTTTTGTATAAAATTTTCATTTACAATAATACATATAGTTTTATTGAATTTAATTTCTGATATTTCTGTCGTATTAGTATCAATAGTATTCTGTAAATTGTTTATATCTTCTAAAAATCCGACCCATGATGGATTATTATTCATAATATCTACATCTGAATTTTTCAGTTGTTTTTTATAATAATTATCAAGTGCAATATCTAAATATTCTCTAATAGAAATATTAGAATAATCATCTTCATAAATTTTTTTATTAAAATAATATTGTAAAAATATACCATTATATTTAGGTATAATTGCAGCATTAATACTACCAGTAATTGCAAAATTCTTCCAATTTTTAAAATTTTCAAACACATTAAATTGACTATTACCTGTTATAAAGATATTCATTCTTCTTTTATATTCATTCTTAGAAACAATACTTCCATCAAAATGGACAGATAAAAAATTATTTCTAATATCTATTACTTTTTTATCAATTAATTGTGGGAATAATGGATGATCTAAAACATCGATAGGATTAATTTTCCATATTGGTAAATTATTTAATTGTGTAAGTGTAAACATATGACGATCAGTTCGTTCAGTATAAGACTTTCGTATATTTTCTTCTAATAAGAATACTAAAAATACATATCTAAATTTAGTTTCATTAGATTCCGAGTAAAAATTAAATTTTTTAATAAACTTAGATTTCAATGCGAGATGACATAAATTTTTATTTTCTAATAGTTTAACAAAAAATCGATTAAATAATTCATTGTTATTATGATCAATATATTGATCAATAAAAATATCAAATTCTTGATTCGTATACTTTTTAGTATCATTACTCATTTTATAAAAGGTATAACCTTTTGTTCTGATAGCTTGGGAGATATCAAAAAAGGAATTATACATATAACTTAAATAATCGCTATGTTCTGGTAAATTTTTACTGATATCATTTACAATTTTTTTTATTTTAGTATCTTTAATTTTATAACTATTTCTAAAATCTATTTTTCTATTTAAAAATGCCAATGTTTGATTTAACATGGTATTTCTTTGATTACTCCAAAATAAATGTCCTGCTATATTTTTAAAAAGATTCATTAATTTATTTATAATATACTTATTCATAGTAATATCATAATATTGATTAGTAATACATAATTTTATAACATCATCAAAACTAGAATAATAATGAAATTGATTTATAAATGGCTTTAAATTGGTATATTTTAAATTAAGAAATAATATACATAGATTATACTCATCTGTCTCATATTCCAATGGATTAATTTTATCAACAAATGCTTTTTCTAATAATACTAAATTTAATTTAATTTTATAATTTTGTAAAATATTACTTGGTATTTCATATATCATATAACTTGTTGTAATTTTCTGTTTAATAACATAAGTAATATCATTTTTATAGAAATCTTCATGATAACCAGTCAATGGTCTTAAACAAATACCATAAACTTTCGTAAATTTATTTTTTAAAACATAATTATCGATTTGTTTAACACATTTATTATTTAATGAATCTAATTTCTTATCATTAAATAATGGATTTAATGTAGTATACATATGTGTATTCATAATTAATATAAGTATTTCTTATTATTATATATTAATAAATCAATTTTTTTATACTTGATATTTTATCATAATCTTATTATCTGTTTTGATTATATCCTGAGGGGATAATTCAAAATATTTTTTTGTTTCAAATATTTGTTTAATAGATCTCATCTCGTTTATTTCCTTCAAAACACTGGGTTTGCCTTTACAACCAGAGCAAGAACAGTCATTTTTCTTATAATAGTTAATATAAATAATATCCTTATCAAATAATTGTTCTAAAGCTTCAATAAAAACAGTTTTATTTAATTCAAAATATTTGTTCACTATTGTCGAAGTCGCTGAATATACAATATTCATATCAATAGATTTTTTGTCTGAAAAGGGTTTAACAATTTTAGTAATATGTGCTTGAGTAATTAATAATTTTTCTAATTTTGTTTTTTCAATTACAATAATTTCTTCTTTCTTATCTAATATTATATTCATATTATAATCAAACATATTAATATAATCTAATTTAAAATCTTTATTCATTTCAAAAAAAATGTCATTTGATATTATAACTTTTTTAATAAGTTGAATATATTCTAATTTTATTAAAATTTTATTAATAATTTCATCATCATATAACGTCTCATTAATTAAGTGATCTAAATTTAATTTTTGTTTTCCAATAGTTTTAAGAATAATATATTCTCTAAGATTACTAACTATTCTTAATTTTCTACCAAAAAACGTAACATTATAATCATAAAATCCATCAACATCTGAAACATTAGTTTTAACATTATGATGTTGAATTGATTGTTCAAAAAATAATTTGCTTATTTTCAAAGCTGTTTTTAATTGTTCATCTAATTTGTTTGATTTACATAGTTTTTCATATTTATCTGAATCAATAGTATTATTTTTATTATAATTTGAGAATACTGTTAAATATATAGGATTTAATTTATTTTTATCAAAAGTTTTACTAGAACCTTTATAACATATACAAGTTTCTTTTAACTTTTGTTTTAATATTATTGATATTTGAATATCATTAAAAAGATGTTTTAACTGTCCGCAATCATCTAATTTAATTTTATTATATATATTTGAAATTATAGATTCTTCTATATCTACATTAAAATGTTGTATATTGTTTTGGAATCGTTCACATAAATATTTTGAATATGTTTTACTAAAAAATTGTTTATTCAAATCTATAATTTTGCCTTCTCTATTATAATTTTTATAGAATAATAATTCTATCATATTTTGTACAAACAAGATAATATCTTGTTCATCGGATATTATTTTTTCATGTAAAACAACAATACAATATTCTATAAATTCTTGAGATGTACTTAGTTGAGAAAACTTATAAAATACTAAATCTAATTTTTTTATATTATTCTTGCTTAATTTAAAATAAGAATTATTAAATTTAAGTATTGTTACTAGTTTGAAACATTGTTTAAATATTATAAAGAATGTATTATCAATAAAATTAATATTATGGTATTCTTTTGTTACTATTAAATTATATAATGTATTAATAATAATAGTGGTCAATTTATAAACAACATTCAGTTCTGTATATAATACAGTTATAAAATTATCATATATGTATTTGAAATCTACAATTTCAGTAGTAGATGTATTTATTTTATGTAAAAAACAATTAAAATATAGGTATTCTACTAATTTTAATTCTTCATTTGTTTGGATTAATAATTGAAATTTATTCTTTATATTAATCATATCTATTTTAGTATATGATTTTGTATTATATGTCATACAGTGATAATTCATATACTCCGTAAAAACTTTGGTTTTAAATTTAAGTAAGTATTTATAATCTTTCTTAAAAAACATACATAATGAATTTATTAAGACTTTATCAGATGATGTATTTGCTTCAATTTTATTAATAATATATTTTATAAACTGAGATTTAGTTAATATTTTAAAAATATCATTAATAAAATTAGTTTCATAATTAATATTATATCCTTGATAGCAATTTAGAATGTAATTATACATTTTATTACAAGCTAAACAAAATCTGACAATTGATTTACTTTCTAATTCTAATTTAGAATATTCAATAATAATCCATAAACATATCTGAAAACTTAGTTTATTATTTTTATAACTTTTCATAATTTTAAAAATCTCATCTTGATGAAATATTTTATTATTCGGATTTTTTTTAATATATAATGAAGATATATTACTATCATGTATACTTTCTCTATGATTTTCAAAAGGTGAATATTGGGATAATATTTTACTAGCAATTGCTTGCATTTTTATGAAAGAGATAATTAATATATATATTAATTTATCAATTTTTTAGAATAATTGATTCTAAAAAATTAAAATTGATTTAAAAATAACTAGATATAACTTACTAAATACTACATGCTAAAATCTTTTATTTTTGAAGGGATAGAATCAGATCATTTAAATTTTATAGAAATGAATATAATTAATCCGAGTCAAGGGATGTTTTTAGATACTGCTTTAAATAAAAAGAAATATTATCGTTTTCAAAATGTAATTAAAGCGTTAACACATAACAAACAAAAAAAATTTATATCATCAGTTAAGATGTATAATAATTACGAAGAGGTTCAATCAGGTCAAAAAATATATTATTACGACAAAAATATAAAAAAAATGTCACCTGGAGTTTATAATAAACTTCATTATATTATAAAAAATTATGATAATAAAATATTAGATCCTATAGAATTTCCAGATTTAAAAATTTATCATAATGAATACAATGAAACTTCTTATAGATATAGATATATGCCTGATAATAGAGTTGTAAATAGTATTGATATTTATTTCTCAAATATTCAAAAAGATAATAAAACTAATTTGAATATCTTTTTAAAATTTAAAGTATCAAATAAAAATAAAAATCATATTTTAAAAAATGTAACAACTATTTTTAATAAATTGTCACATATTATTTAATAAATTTTTCTATAATAGAATACAATAATGTTAATATTATTCCATTTATTAATGCTTTTAAATGAAAATCATTTATATTTTCAAAAAATTTAACTTTAGAGAATAATAATTTTTTGAAAAATTTATTATGTATTATCATATATATTATTAATAATAATAATGGTTTTTTTAAAAAATTAACACTTTTGTTTGGTTTTTTTATTTCTACACTTATTGTTTTTTTATTTCTAGCTACTTCGACTGGTTGTTCTTCTACATATCCAGTTTGTTTAATTGCATTTATTTTTTTTGATAAATTATTATTAATTGCTTCTATATCAATTGTTTGTGGACGATTCGATTCGGCCATATAATAATTTTTATAAAAATTTATTTAGATTTTAACATAGTAAATTTATTATGTATATATTTTTTTTTATCATAAATTGGAATATTATAATCCTTCTTTTTATCTCTGGATACTAACAATTTAAATGTATTCATATCTAAATTATCTATTAAATTTAAACTATTTTCAAGTAAATAACTAAATATATATGCTTTATCACCCTTGTATATAAAATTATTTGTTAGTTTAATTAATATATCATTATAATAATCTTCATTTATTGTTGGTGTTATTACTCCTAATTTAAAGTTTGCTAAATTCTCTTCATTATAATCATGATGTTCTATTTTATTAATATTAATATTTAATGATTTATATTCATTATCGTAAATATTAAAATCATTATCTATTAATATAGGTATATATTCATCTAAATCTATCATTATTCCTTTTTTAAAAAGGTTTTCGTATAATAATTTATAGAATAATTCAGATGTCATATCACAAAAATCATAAGTATTGTCTTCATTTATTTTATATACAAATATAATAAATTTACCATTTACATTGTCATCTGTATTAATTAATAATTTACCTAAAAAATTAAATTGATATTTATCTATTTTATAAAATTTACCATCATAAATATCATCATCAGATACATGCATCATTTGAAATAAATATTCATCATTTTCATAAATTGTAGATGTTTTTAAAAAAAAAGTGATTGAATCATATGTTATATCTAAATTATTATAAACATCTTTAATTAGATTATTAGTATCTGTTTCTATTGTAGTTATATAAGGATTAATTTCTGATTTCAATTTATCAACAGGTTTTGTTTTAATAAAATCGTATAATTGTTTTTCATATAATTTATTATTGTCAATGCATAAAATATTGAACTTCATATATTTTCTATATAGTTAATTATTTTTTAAATTAAACGTCAATATAAGTAATACTATAACCTCTATTAACAAGTGCTTTTAAAATATCAGGAATTCGATACGATTTTATTATTTTACCATAAATACTTGTTATATACATTTTAGATTTAATACCATTATATTTTACAAAATTGTTACTAGATATTTTATATAAATATACAGTATTTGATAGAATTTTTATATCATCTGGATGAATTTTTAATTCGTTATCAACCAATATTGATTTTTGTAAAATTGTTAATAATGCCATAGCATCATCTGAATATGCTATTAAATTAATCCCTTTATCAGGATAAATCTTATTTTTACATAAATCAATAGATGCATAATATAAATTTATTGGAATATTCAAATTATTATATTTTGTTAAATTACTTTTTATTGTAAATATAATCTGATCTATTGTTTGTATTGAATAACTTTTTGTTTCATATACATTCTCAAATTGTTTCCTTTTTTTTATTAAAAATTCTTTTGATAAATACTCTAATGGAAAATCACCATTTATGATATCCTCTGTGTATTTTTGTAAATTTGTAGAAATAATATTTTTTGTATAATTATCGTAATCCAATTTAGTAATGTATTTTAATTTACTAGGTAAATTACAAAAAGTTCTTATATTATTATATAAATTACTATTACCTATTAATAATATTTTTTTTTTAACAGTTATTAAAATCTCTTCAAAATTAAAAATGAACAATTCTTTCCATAATTTATTTAATTTAGTTTTATAAAATTTTAATTTCTCTTTTTCATTATTATTTAACTTTTTCTTTTTATTTTGAAGGCATGAAATCTCTTTATCTAATTCATCTAATTTTTTATTTTCATTAAATAGAGCTTCGTTTAATTTATCAATATCAATTATATTTATTTGACTACTATCTATAAAATTGGTAATAACTATCTTTTTTGAAAAATCATCTAATCCAACAATATGGCAAATTATATTTTTCTTAATTTGTTGTTTCTTTTCATTTATTAAAATGTCAGTCAAGGACTTGCTTTTAGAACTTTCGGTTCTAAGATCTCGCTGAGTCAAGGACTTGCTTTTAGAACTTTCGGTTCTAAGATCTCGCTGAGTCAAGGACTTGCTTTTAGAACTTTCGGTTCTAAGATCTCGCTGAGTCATATAATTTGAATATATAATTTTTATTAAATAATAACTTATTTAATAAAAATTAATGATGTTTTATATCATATACACATGTATATGTTACCGGTATTAATTTATATTTTATTTTTCCATTACTTAATTCTAATTTTTTAATATCTTTTGAATTATACCCATGTTGATTATTCTTAATAAAAATTTTTATTATAAAATATGATATCATTATCCCTAAAACAAAACTTATTATTTTCATAATTATAATATATATATGGCAATATTTTGTATAAAAGAAGAAATCGTATATGCGATACTTATATTAATTTTAATATTTTTTATAAAAAATAAATCATTTAAACAAAATATTCGTTCCCCACCAATTATTATAAATAAAATTATTACATCAAATAAAAATAAAAAAATAGTAGATCCTATATTAGAAAGAGATAAATCCGTTTTAAGTAATCCATTAGTAGCACCATTACGAAGAATGCCAAGACATAACTATCCTAAAAAAAATATTTTATTAAATATACCAACTAGAGGAATGGTTGATAATTTTCAGTATATGGGTAACTTAATTAGAAGAGCTGATGAAAAAATAGTTCAATTATTTGGTAGACAGACTTATCCAAATAGTCCTAAATATGAATATTATGGAATGATGTCTGATCATGGTGGCCATCAAATTAAAGTACAAATTAGTAATACTAAAGAATTATATAATGGTGATATAGTTAATATACCATTATTAAACAATGGTTCATTTTTAGTACAATTACATAAATTAGATGAACCACGATATAATCCTAATATTTAATTAATATCTAAATCTTTTTTTGGAATTTCATATATTATATAATAACACTTATCATCATCTAAATTAATATCTGAATAATCAATATGTGATATTTGTACTAAATCTATATTTTTCCATCCTTCAGTTTTTTTATTATTTTTTTTTTGTTTTTTATTATTTTTAGTATATTTTAATATAATTATCTTATTATCTTTATTTTTAATATAATTTAAAATACTTAAAAAAATTATTATATCAAAATTATTATTAAATTTTATATTTGATTTTGTCAATATATATCTAATATAAAGTTTAAAATAATCTGATTCCATCATCTTATTATTTCTAAATATTGTTAAACCATAATGTAAATATTTATATGCAAGTCCTTCGTTAATAGCATCAAATGTCCCATCAACAGGTGAAGTCCATGACCATATATAAGTTTTATTTTGTATAAAACCTAATATATTAAAAACCCCTACTAATTTGGTCTTCGATAATTTAATTAATTGACTCGATGTTAATTTTTTTGAAATTTTATTTTCTTTAAAAAATTTATTAAGACAGTCTATGTATACACTCATTATATATTAATTTATAAATTATTATATAATTTATAATTTTTAACGTAAGTTTAGTCTTCATTATTATCTTCATTATTATCTTCATTATTATCTTTATCTTTATTATTTGTTAATAAAGTAGTCATTAATAGATTAGGTTGAAAGGATCTAGATTTATTAATTTTTATAACGTCTTTATTTAATTTTACAAATGGTGGTACACCTCCTTTAAACATATTTACTTAGTAGAGAAATTAATTTTAATTTCTTTTTTCTTATTAATTAAAGTATTATTTTTTAAAGATTTCCTTTTATTATTTATTATATTATTTATTTTATTTAAATGTTTGTCTCCTATTCTTTGTAGAATATTCTTTTTTTTTGGATTATTATATTTATATTTTTTCATATGATTTATATTGCAACATTTACCTTTATTTTTACATGTAAATTTTATATATTCATCACTCTCTAATTCAGAAACATAATTATTGTATAATAATCTATGTAATGTAACTTTTTTTTTTTTAAAATAAAAGTTAATATACGTACCTCTTTTATTATTATTTAAATTAGTAATATAACCATTCCATATACTACAATCAGTTAGATTAAAAATAGACATATTTAAATTTTTTGTAATTCTTTTAATATCTTGTATAGATAATTTATTAGTATTTGATACTTTAATTTGTTTATTAATTAATTCTTTATATAATTTATTATTATTGTTAACTTTATTACTATTTGTATTTATAATCAAGTCCATTTTATACTCTATATTATATATTATTTATAATTTGATCTTATATACTGAATAAAGTGCAATAAAATTTGTATCTAAAGAATTAGAATCGTATTTTATAATAATTGATTTATTACTAATAATCGCAGTATTTATATTAATACTACTTTTTTCTAATTTAGCATTATGTATAATATTAATAATATTATTAGAATTATTCAATATATATATATCTATCTTAAAAATAATATTGAATATAATTAATTCATTTATAAAATTACTAGTATAACTAGGATTACTAATGTCATTTATGTAATTATCTAAACCATATATACCTTTATCAATATTTATTCCTTTTAAATTATTTTTTATAAATTTCCAATTCTTTATATTTGCTAACCAATTTATAATAGAACCTCTGATATAATTTGCTAAATTAGTTTGTGTTTTAGAATAAAACCCTAAATTTCTATCTTTAATTGTAAAAGTAATATTCTTTAACCAATAATAACAATTCGCTAATACTCTGAATATTATATTATTATTTTTTATTTTTTGATAAATAAGATTACCTATTTGTTCATACTTAAATTTAATCCTATCTGTAATTTCATTATCTTTTTTATACATTTTTTTACCAATAGTTGGAATACTATTTTCTCCAAATATTTCAGATAAAACAATATTTGCATTCATAGAATTACTTTTAATAATACTTTGATTTATTCTTGGTGTAAATGAATTAAAATCAACAATATCTGAAACATAATATTCATCTTTTTGTAAAATTTCATTTGCTTTATATTCTGAATCTATAAGTTCCTCAATTAGTTGATTTACAAATTTTACAGCTTTCTCATATGTTAGTTTAAAATTACATACCTTTCCTTTCCATAAACAATTTATATGTGAATTACATATATTTCTATTTTTATGTATATTACATAATTCACGTGTATTACTAATTGTATATTTATCTGGAACTTTTATATTTTTTGTTAATGAAATATCACCTCCTTTTTGTTTTAAAGTTTTATATAATTTTTTATCTAAATTTTTATAAATTATATCTTTTAATTTATTTCTTTTGATTTTTTTAGTATCTTTACTATTTATTATTTCTTCTATTAATTTTAAAAAAATAGTATTATTTGATATTTTATTGGATAATTCTAATTTAAATAGTTGATAACTTTCCATCTCATAATTTTTTAAAGATATTTGTTTTATTCTTGAATCTATCACTTTAATATTTTCTTCGATTGTTTTATCTACTTCTCTATCAAAAGCTATATTTTCTAATATAAATTTTTCACAATCAAATTTATTTGCTATTTTTTTTAAATCAGTAAAAGCAACCCGTTTCTTTTTTATGGGTATTATCAAATTTTTATCTAATAATATTCCACCTATTTCATAGTTATTTTTATTATTATTAATAACACTATATCCTTGAAATTTAAAAAATTTCTGATTTTGTTTAACTATTATTTTGAATATTTTTTTATATTCTTCTATTGTTGTTTTAAAATTTAATATATGATTTGAATAGTCATTATATACTTTATATTTATAATCAATACCACTCGCAATACATGGTATTAATATTTTATTTGTTAAAATAAATATACATTTGTTTCTATTATCAATTATTTGACCCTTTATCTGAATATTATTTTTTTCAAAATATAAAATAATATTCCTAGCATAATAAAAATTATTGGTTATAATATTATTTTTACAATTTTTTAATATAAAATCTCTAAAAATGGTAATAAAATTCGAGTTATAATCAAATGTTTTATATATATTAAATTTAGTTGATGTTTTACTTTTAATTATCTCAAAAATAGGATAATAAAAGTTATTCTCTTTCAAAATTAATATATTCTTATAAGTATCATTCTTCATATAATTAATAATGTCCCTTTTAGGACAATTAATTACAAATTTTGTTTTTATTTTATCATTATTATCTTTGTATATTTTCTTCTCATAAATAATTAAATTATATCCAAATTCAGAAAAAATACCCGGAATATAAAATATATCTGATATTAACTTATCATTTAAAAATATTGTTGTTTCTAAAAATGTAAAAAAATCTTCCTTAGTACCAAACTGTTTCTTAATATCTCCAGAATTTAAAAATATAAATATATTAGGATTCTTATTTATTGCTACTTTAATTTTATGTAAAAATTCATCTTTTGTTAAATTAAATATACTCCTCATACAATTTAAAAATTGTAAAGAACGAATATCTACACCATATTTAAATAAATATCCTGTTTCTGCTTCTATTAAATAATGATTCTCTATTTTTTTATTTTTGTTAAAATTTTTATTTAATAGAATATCTAAAAATTTTGGTAATAATCCATATCTCCCCTCTTGAATTTTATTAGTATCTTGTAATATATATAATTTCTCACCGTATAAATTTGAACTTTTAAAAGCTATATCTTCATTTTTTCCTATACATTTTAAAAAAAAATCCCTTTGCGGATTATTATATTTTGTAAATTGATCTATTTTATAACAACAAGGCATGCATAATCCACTCGGATTTATTGATCTGGTTAAAAAACCAATATGCATATATTTACCATTTATTTCAGGTGAACATGTATAATAAATTTCACCAGCCCCTGAATTTTGCTTTATTGCTCGAATTATACGAGTTTTCTTTGATTTCCCTACTTTCACTTTTATTTCTTTCTCATACATCCCATTATCTTTATTTAATTTAAATCCTTTGTTTGTTAATTTATGAATATTTGTCCCTAATATTTGATCTGGTTGTCTATTCTTTTTCCCACTATTCTGACATGCCCTCGACCAATGATCTTGACCCTGTTTCGGTTTAAATCCTAATCTTTTTGGATCATTTTTTGCAATCCTTTTTACTTTCTTTGTTTCATCACGTCTTAATTTTGGTTCTAGAACTTTATTACGCCTTTTCGCTATATTATGTAGTAATTTTAAAGTATTTAATAATTTTACTCTTTTTGTTGATTTATTAATATATGTATCATAATATAAAAATAATAATATCTCTAAAAAATGAACTATCTTATTTAATTGTGTCTTATTTCTAGCACCTGATATCCTTATCTTGTAATTATTTACATTTTTCCCCTGAATCTCTATCTCTATTCCTGGTGTTTTTAATTTTGGTATCTCATTTAATTTTTTTAAAACTCTCCTTATCTTTCTAATATTAAATTTACTTTTTACTTCATTGATTTTATTAACTGCTTCCTTCTCTGTTATATTATATTGTTTTGATAATTCTACTGCTAATGCATTTATATTAAATTCATAATTTTTTAAAAAATATATTATCTTTAATTCTATTCTTTGATCAGTATCATAATTATCGATTCGTTTGTATCTTAAATAAGTACCATATTTACTTTTACCATCTTCTTTCTTTATTTTTGCTTCTCTTTTTCTAGGTTCTATTACTAATACAATATATGGATAAAAATATCGACATAACTCAGATAACTTATTATGATCTATTATCGCTTTTTTTGGTAATTCAAATTTTATGATTGAATTAATAAATGCAAATTTAAAATCTTCATTTTTTGGATATAAAAATTTTATAGATCTAGTCTCTGAATTTATCTTCTTTAATAATTGTTTCATATGTATCGTATATATCACTCATTGTTGCTTTATTATCTTCTTTATATTGAGTCTTATATTCTAATCTACCATTTTCATTTAAATTTATTGCTATATATTTGAATTCTGATGAATTTTTTGATAAATCTTTAATATTCGTTTTCACCTTAAATGATATACCATATGGTGTGTGTTGTACCCATTTCGCTAAAATCGCATCCTTATCTTTCTCTGTTGATTTTTTATAATGTTTAATCATAATACTACCATCTGACATTTGCCATTGAACAAATGGATAATTATCTGATGTTATAAAATTATCAAATATTCGAAATAAATCCAATCTTTTCCTATTCGTAGCACTCATGTTCTTTTCATCTAATAATATATGTGTTACTGCTTGTGTTATATAATTATATTTTACTATTTTGTTGTATAAGTTATTTTTTAATTTTAACTCCTCTATTGTTGATGTTATCTGAGATTCTAAAAATAAATCATTCTTGTTTGTTTCGTAAATCTCACGTATATATGTTATCTCATCACGTCTAAGTTGATCAGTATTGTCAATATTTAAATAATCCAAAATTTTTTTGAAATCATCATAAATTATTTCAGGAAAATAAATTCTTACATATGTGTCAAATATATTCTTTATTTGAGAATTGTTTTTATCTATTCCATAATTTTCCCCTAATTCATTATATAAATCTAACATATATATATCATTGTTTTGAATGTAATTTGAATAATGATCTAATAAATATGCCTGGTTATTCTCTCTCCTTATTTTACTACTCGATTTTAATATATTTGATGCTAAATACTTTAAATTCCCTTTTAATTCTTCATAATCTTTTAAATTATTAGACGGTTCTATATCTATTTTTAATAACTCATTCTTTCGAATCCATTTTTGTCCAATCATTATCGATTCCTCGGCTAAATTAGAATTAAATCTATCCTTATATTTATGTTTTGCATATAAATATATTCTTGAAGGTGAAATATAGTTCTCATGTTTGAATTTCCCAATAAAAACTGGATTATTTATTATTGATATCGATATCTTCTTTTTTATTTTACTTATACTATCATCATTAAAAATATATGTTGAATAAATGTATATCTTGTTGTAATTATTCTTTATATTCTCATCAAACATATTGTTATTTTTCTCATCTGGAAACTTATTCTTCTTATCACTTGATACCTTTATTTTCCCTTGCTCTATCGCTCTGTTTATTAATTTAGATGTTTGTTCTAATTTACTGTCAGCATCTATTTTCTTAAAAAAATCATTCTCTATATCATCTAAACTTATCTCATTTATATTGTGTTCAGTTTCAATTTCACTACTTTTAATTGTTGTCTCTAATATGTTATTATTTTCTGTATTTATTTCTTCTGTATTTGTTTCTTCTGTATTTATTTCTTCTGTATTTGTTTCTTCTGTATTTATTTCTTCTGTATTTGTTTTATTATCTGATGAAATTTCTAATTGATCCATAAAACTTATATTATCACTTTCTTCATTATCACCACCTGTCTGTATTATATTTTTTACTCTATAATCATTTATATCTACATCCTCGCTTATTAATAACTTTTTCTGTCTCTTTTTATTTATCATAATGTTATATATCAATATCTTACTTGTTTCATATTTATAAGAATGTCTTAATTTAGGTAAAATTAATTTATTTATTTTAATATGATCATTTAACCATTTCTGACCTTGTTTCTTTTTTATTTGTTTTATTTTATTGGAAGTTGATAAAATCTTTTTAAATTCAAATTCTAAATGATAAAAATTAAAAAAAAACTTATACCAAAATTCACTATATTTTTCAGATAATGTTTTTATCTCATGCTTTTTTAATAATATTATAGTATCGAAAAATGATTTATCTTCTATCTTTTTTAATATATCTCTTATTTTCTCACTTATTAAAGGTCCTAAAAATATATAACAATTATATTGGGTTCTTCTATTTTTATTTTTAAATTTTAAAATTATTTTCTTTGGATTTTCCATATCTATATTAATAATTAAGAATAAAATAACAAAATTATTCTTAATTAACCTAAAACATTATTATTAACTCCCATCCCACAATATGTTTTCGGAAAAATTTTATAATCAATATATTTATATATATTTAAATCTATCGCCTTTTGTAATAAATATCTATTTATATTAAAAAATAAAGGAGTATGCCCTATCTCTGTACAACCAACATGTGCTAATTCATGGATTGCTACATATATTAAAATATTATAATCATGTATTTGACCAGTTTTTTTTGACCTTATACATAATACCATCTCATCACCTTTATTTACTGTATATGATGTATAAGGACTATATGCACTTGACTCGCGAAAAATTATGTTATCTATCCTTCTGTATATTCTTGTTATATATAATTCCATTTTCTTTGCATCTTTTTTTTTTGACTTCATATCTTTATAACATTCTTTTGCTAACTTCTTTAAATCTTTCACTATTCTCGCAATTATATTTACAGCTATATTCTTATCTGATAAATTTCTTACTAAATATAACTCCTTAGTAATGTCACTTCTTATATACGATATATCTTTACCAGCATGTCCATATTTTAAACAATATACAGTAATAATTATTAGTACAATTATAATAAGTGTCGTTTCTTTCATACTATCTATATTATATATTTTAAAAAAAAATGTATAAAGGATAATTATTTTCTAATAATTATTTTCTAATAATTAATATATTAATTATGGGAATAACTTTATCAACTCAAAAAAATAGTTTAAAACTTCCCTCTAAAGTACATGGTGAAGGTAACACTCAATATTCTGTAACAAATAAAGAAATGATTAACAATGATTCTCCATTTATTACTACAGAAACATATAATCTTATACAAAATACAAAAATGAATGACACACCTATTAGTAATAGTGAAGGTGATTTCGAATCTTATAATAATCAAGAAACTGAAATCAATCTTTCTGATGCTAATGAGGAATTGTTTGTTAGAAATAATGCATTTGCTGAATCACCTACTATAATTAGTTTAGAAGGATTAACTACACAAGATGGGGGTGTTAGTCATACAGATGTATCAATAGATTATTCAAGTCAAAATGGAGGAGCTGATGTAATTGAAGTTTCACTTGAAGGTCTCACTGATACTCATGGTAATAGCGAATCACTAAGATTAAATTCATTTGAAATGAAAGGTGGACATAAAAATGAACCAGATTATGATATTTTTAATGATATTGTTGATAAAGAACAATCTTTTGAATTAAAAAATCGTATGTTAAAAGTAGACGATGTTACAGGAGTGGACAAACCTTTAACTGATGAAGAATTATTTTCATTAAATTCTTCTGATATGCCACAAAAGAAAGGTAGTAGACGTAGTAAAGGTAGTAGACGTAGTAAAGGTAGCAGACGTAGTAAAGGTAGCAGACGTAGTAAAGGTAGTAAAGGTAGCAGACGTAGTAAAGGTAGTAAAGGTAGTAAAGGTAGTCGACGTAGTAAAGGTAGTAGCCGCAAAAAAAGTCGCAAACGTAGTAAAAAACAAAAAGGGGGGGAAAGTGAATCACCACAATATAATTTCTCTGCAACATCTGATGAATTATTATCTAGCCCACAAATAGGAGGATTATATTCTTCTTCTGAAAATAAAAGTTCATCTAGTGTAAATAATTCTGATGCTGATCAATTTAGAATTAAAGGTACTCGTGTTATTCAATAATTCTTATTTTAAAAATTTTGAAAAATATATTTATAGTTTTATAAAGTTATATAACTATATATGCAATATATCGGAGAAATCCATTTAATTATAGGACCTATGTATTCAGGTAAAACTACAGAATTATTACGCCTTTATAATCGTTATTATCTTGCAGGTAAAAATTGTATCTTAGTTAAACATAAAGATGATAATAGATATGATCCTGAATATGTAGTTACACATGATAAACAAAAATTAAAAGCTATTTGTACAAAAAATTTACAAGATATAATAACAAATAAAAATATAGTTGGTGCAGAAGTAATATGTATTGATGAAATCCAATTTTATGAAGATGCTGCAGATATTTGTGATTTATGGGCAAATGAGGGTAAAATTGTAATTGCTGCTGGATTAAATGGTAATTATTTAAGAGAACCATTTACTCAAGTTTCTAAATTATTAGCAAAAATTGAAATGGATCATTTAATACCCTTAACTGCTATATGTACACAAACTGGTAAACAAGCATCATTTACAAAACGTATATCTAATGAAAAAGAGGTTAAAGTAATTGGTGGTTCTGAGAAATATATATCTTGCAGTAGACAAGCATATTTTTCAGAAACTAATTATGAAAATCCAACTCATATTGAAAAAATCTAAAATCCGTTTAAATTTCTATTTTTATTTATAAATTTATTATATATGAAAATACTTTCTTGGGATGTAGGAATAAAAAATTTAGCTTATTGTATTATGGAAAAACAAAACAATAACGATATACCATATAAAATACATAATTGGGGGAATATTAATATAATTGAACAAACTTATCTTAAATGTATAGGTGAAAATTGTAAAAGAAAAGTATTAGTTACTAACAAATTAAACAATCAGTTTGTAGGGTATTGTGCAATCCATAAAAGAGAATTTCAAAATTTCGAACCTGAAATATTAGAATGTATTAACCCTAAATGTCAATTTTCAGATAAATGTAAAAAAAAAGCAACTGCTAGTATAAATAATATAAATTATTGTACAACACATAAAAAAAATATATATAATAAAATAATAAAAAATCAAGAGTTTGTTAAATATAAGCCACCAAATTGTAAAACAGTTGATATCAAAGTTCTTAAAAAAATTCTAATTAATTTATTAGATAAAAAAAAAGATATCCTTCTTAATGTTAATCATTGTGTTATTGAAAATCAACCCTCTTTAAAAAATCCTAAGATGAAAAGTATTGCTGAAACATTATATAATTGGTTTTTAATAAGAGGGCAAATTGATAATATAACTCCAATATCAAATTTAACATATATGTGTCCTTCTAATAAACTAAAAGTAAATGAAGATAATACAATATCTATATTAAAAAAATCTAAAAATGATACTGAAAAATATAAATTAACAAAACAATTAGGTATTATATATTGTAAACAATTACTTATAAATGACCACCAAAATCTAAACTTTTTAATAGCTACTTCCAAAAAAGATGATTTATGTGATGCTTTTTTACAAGGAGCATATTATTTAGAATATAAACTTTAATCTAATATAAATATAAATTAAATTAATCTGTTTTTAGACCCATAGTTTCTATTAATGAGTATTTTGTAGAATGTAACGGTTTTGTTCTTTTTAATTTTAATTTCTCTATTTTTGATGACATTTTCAAATTGTTTAATGGTATATTCTTATTTGTAGAATAATGACACTTATTCTTTTCTTTATTATTCTCTTCTACTAGAGGCATTATTGAAGTCATCGGAGGAATTATTAATCTATAATCTCTATTTATATTTTTCGTAGAATCTCTAAATTCATCTATTGTTAAGGGTCCACCAAATAATTTTAATGTCTCTTTTGCTGGTGCTGATTTTATTGTCTCGTATTCATCCATGTTATATATAGAATAATACATATTGTGTAATAAAGATAATCTTTCTGATATATTCCAATCTTTTAATGTATGAATATGAGCTGCTGCACAATTAAAACTACAAAAATTACCAAAAACATGATAAGTATTATTTAATATTTTATTCGGAATACCAAATGGTAAATTATTAAATTTATGACAACACCACCAACATGCAGAATCTGTTTTACTATCTGTATTTATATTATCTTTTAATGTTTCATTGTAAAAATGTATATTTGTCTTGAATACCTTATTCTCTTTTATACCATTCTCTTTTTTTAAAAAATCTATCTGTTTTTTTAATTTTTTTATTTCTTCTTTTAATATTACAACATTATTCTTCTTCTCATTTGTTGTCTCGAAAAATATATCTATCTTTTTATTATTAAAATTAATATCTTGTTCAGAATCACTCTCATTTAAATATTTCTTTAATGTCTCCTCATCTAATGGTAAATGTGCTATTAAATCGTCATTTAATTGTTTATTTTCCGATTTTATTGAAATTATTTTACTTGTAGGTTTCCTACCTCTCTTACCTTTAGTTTTTGTTTTTGTTTTAGTTTTAGTTTTATTACTTTTTTTTTCTAAATTCATTTAATATAAATAATACTATTTCTTTAACATTATTTATTTTTTTACTTAAAAACATACTAGATTTTATCTTACTATAAAATATAGTATATATGTCTTCAATTATTGATAACACAAAGATTGATAACTTTATTAAAAAAAATCTTGATGAAATACCATCATTTCAAATTATTGAAATCAATGCTACCGGTGATAATATTAAATATATTGATACCGCTGTTCAAGAATCTATTAAAGCATGTAAAACACTTATAAAAAAAAATGGTAAATTGCGAAATATTTTTTATAAAATAAAAAATAATAAACTTAATAAACAATCTACTAATAATGAATTGAATAATATATCAAAACAAGTCAAAAAACTTATTTCTTCTAACAATTATAATATTGATACTAATATCAAAAAACTTATTAATGTCCGAATTAATCAACTTCTTAAAACAGTTATACATTCTATTATTAATTAATATTATGTCGCTATTCTAATTACATTATTCCCCCTTTTTCTATTCCTTTTACGTTTTTCTGATGCCGATGAAATCGTTTCTGATAATGATAACCTACTACTATCAGAATCATCTTTATTTGTTCGTTTTGATTTCATCTTTTTTATAATGTCTCCTAAATTCTTTGGACCACTCGATTCAGTTATATGATTCGTATTATTTGATATATTCTGCTTATATAAAGAATCTATTTTCATCTTCTGATTCTTATTTTCTGATTTTAATTTCATATTTTCTATCTCATTCTCATTTATTTTATGTTGAGACTCTTTCTTTTCCTGTAACATTTGATCGTATAAATCCCTTTGATAGTTATTTACCTCATTCATTACATCTTTCCCGGTCTTCTTTGAACCCGCTATCGTCCTATTTAATTTATGTATCAAATCGGGATTATTCTTTAATACATCATCTAAACCAGGTATCGTATCTCCTAATGATTTACTTGCATGAAATGTTGCAGCTGATGTTATTATCATTATTAATAACTTTATTTCTGGCTCTACTTTCTTCCCCTTACCTTTATATTTTTCGTATAATTCACCTAATACTTCATCATAATCATCTATCCCTACTTTTATATGTTCCGACCACCCATTTAATTTAAAACCAAATGGATCAAATCTATCATTCATAAATTCAACCGCTGTAATACCATTCGATATAAATGACTTCCATAATTCAACGCCCTTCTTCTTATTCATCATATTCGTATGATACTGTAATTCAAATTCCATATCCTCATATTTTGAATTTAAACTATAATCTTGTGTTAATTTTATTCCACAATTATTCTTTAAATGCATCAATTTCGCAAATTTCTCTAATTTTTTAAATTTCTGTACTTTGGGTGGTAATTGATCAAATGGTAGCTCTTTACTTTGCTCCATAAACATCTTATTTTTCGCTTTCGTATCTACTTTCTTACTATCAGATGGTTTCGTTATTTTCGGTCCAAAAAATTTCTCAGTACCAGTTGTATTTATTGGTTTGAATTTATTCGATGGGTTCGGGATATTATCCCCATCCCCTATATTATTCATAAAACCACCACTTACTAAATTCTTTACACGATCCTCGACTACTTTTATTGTTGATTTACTTCTTGAATCACTATCCGAAGATGTTGTTAAAGTATCTGAACTACTTAATGAACTATCCGAATTCTCACCAATCACTTTTAATTTATCCGGATCTGCTAACATAGCTAATCCAACATCTGTCTCTGTTGTAAATGTAAATTTTGGTTTATTATTAGTCTGTGAGCTCGACATATTATAATATACTAATTATAGAAGATTATTTAAGTATTAATACGCAAAAATTATAAATTACTTATATAATATTTTTCTGAAATAATATTTTTATATAAATTAAAGATACTAATATACCTATCTTCATATTTAATAATATTATTATTGATAATAACAATAATGTATAAATATTATTATTACGATCTTTTATTATATCTATTAATATTTTTGGTGTTCTAATTTCTAAAAATAATAATATTATTATCATAAAAATATATAAACAATATCCATTATATATATTCTTCACTTTTAGACCCATATATATATATTCATTTATAAAAATTATATTTTATTTCTATGTTTATATATAATGTACTCAACTATACATGAAGCATGGAATAATGATGTTACTGAATTATATTCTAAAAATTTTAAAAATAATGAATTAAAACCACTTCAATCTTATCAAAATAATTATTTTAATATTAATGAAAACTATTCTTCTAAACCACAACCTAAATTACAACCTAAACCACAACCTAAATTACAACCTAAACCACAAATTAAACCATCGATTAGCTCTACTGTTTCAATTAAATCTAAAAAAATAAATAAAAATAAAAAAAAATTAATGTGTAAAGATATCATCTATCATATTAAAAATTGTAAAAAATGTAGAAAAAAATTACAAAAAATCTTTTATAAAGATAAAATTGTTATTGATATGAATCCTAGAGAAGTACGCAAAATGTTATTATGTCTTATATTTATTGGTATGGTTATTATATTATTTAATATGCTTACAGAAAAAAGAAAATATTAATCTATTGACCATTTTACATAAACCATATTTGGTTTATATATCTTCATCTCGTCGAATTTATGTTTCTCTAACTTTTTCCCTAAATATTTTATACAGTCACTCATATCACCTATCGTATGACTCCCTATTAATTGAGGTACCAAATAATAACATTCGGTCCCACCAGTCCCATTTACAAGTTTTATCTTATTATAAATTAGTTGTAATATTTTATTATAATTATTCTCACGTAATTTTT